CCTTCAGCGGAGCCAAGACTGTAATCGGCCATTCATGTCACCCCCTCTTGGCGGGATCAGCGAACCTCTGAGTTCCTAGCCATCGAGCCATAATCTGTTGCCGGGCCATAGCTATCTGGCTATCCGTCTTCTTGCTCTTGCCTTTGGACTGTCCCGCTTTCTCCAATTCGGACTCCAAAGCCGATCCAAAAGTGAACACCGCCCGATCGAAGTAGAACGCGGCCGGTTGCTCAGTTACCCCCAGGATCTCGCTAGGCCGACAACGGAATTGCTGAGATTGCAACCATGTAAACCAGACCTTATTGGGGTCCTTCACGAAACAAGGTCAGGTCGGATGAACCCCCGACCGCCCATTGCATCAGGAATACCTTATCGTCCAAGTCGATCAAGCGGACGGCAATAGCGTCCTGTTCCGTCGCCATCGCCTCACGCTTGGCGAACTCTTCATCGTTCTCCTCGCGTTTGACTCCGTCGACGTCGACCATCAGCCTGTAGTCAATCCAGACCTTTGGCTGCGTGACGACGTAAGCAGTCAACCGGTCAATCATCAGGAAGGCCGCATGTAGCTTGGTCTGATCGCCGCTGAGAAGATCAATGGCCGCCTTGGTATCCTCGGCCGTAATCTTCGGTGTGGACGCGATCCCCTTGAGGGACTTGGTGTCCAGGTGTTCCGTCTTGACGAGAGAAGTGAGGTCGTCGAAGCTATCCAACAGCCCCGCAGCAATCAAACCCTGAACCCCGGGCCGACGCGCCTGACAAGTAGCGCCGGAGGGCAAGATTAGATCTTGCAGGTCTGAGGATTTGCCTAGCGTGTACTTCGGTAGGTTGATAACCGACTTCTTGGCGGCGGGCATCCTAGTGCTCCTTTGGTTAGGTATTTGCAGTTACGCGGGGAACGGACCGAGAATGTTGACCGTGACGGTTGTCAGGGTCCCGCCGTGTACGAGGTTGATGCGGTTCTGCGAATCCATGAACCGTGTTGAGTTCGCGATGACGGCCTTCAGTTCGGTAGTAGCGAGCATCCCCGTTACCGCCACGATCCCGTCGGCAAATCCGGCGACGGCCGAAGACCCGACTGGAATCGGAGTCGTGGGATCGGTGACCTTGAACGGAAGCGCGCCACCGGTGGTTGTGGCGCCGTTCTTGTAGTGGATCTCGTAACGGGAGTTCGGCGCCGCAGTAAAGAAGTCCGCTGCGGATGCCGCTACATACAGCGGCGCAACGCCGGTAAGGCCGGGCTTCTGTACGGCGGTAAGTGTGAGGTCGGCCATTTGCTATTCCTCCTAACAGGACTAGACGATTGCGGTTGCGGTCTCGTTCTGGACCAGGTCCCAAACGACTCCGAAGTCGGCGCCCACGATGAGGCAGCCCAAGCCCTGACCGGACGCGCCCGTCAGGAAGAACTGACCATCCGCGAATTCGCCGCTGAAGTCGTCGGTCGCCTTACAGCGCCAAACGACCGCGTGGAAGTCGCCGCCGGAGTCTGAGATGACCTGGCCTTCGACGCGGAAGTACGGACGCTGATCCGTCTTGAGTTTCCGGAGTCGCTTGATCTGGTTGGGAGTTGTGCCGGTCAGCGTGAGAGTTCCGCCGTACATGGCCTGTACGGCTTCCAAGCTAACGCCTCCGCCTTCCAACTCCCAGTTGACAATCGGACCATTGCCATGGGTGGCGACCAGACTGTCATCGCCGCGCAGTTCCTCGAAATCCTCGGTCTCTGCGAACGAGAACGTCCGGCTGTTCGGCAAGTCAATCCGAGACGCCGACAGAACCGTTGCCGTAGCATCGGTATACGGTGTGATCTTCACATCCCGCAGGCCGAAGGGCAATGGGATGGGCATCGTCATAGCCTTGCTCCCTCCTTTTGTTGTCTTGCGGCCGACGAGACGGGATCCCGGAACCGCTTGTCGTCGAGACGCTCACCAGTAAGCGTCCAACGGTGGATCACCACCACCCCGCTACCAGCACCACAGAAACGCGACGAGCATTTGATCTCGATGACGCCATCGAGGATCTCGCCGTGCTTCTTGTTCTGGCAACGGACGTCCATCTACTCCTCCGGCCCGCCAATGTTGAACTCTTCCTCGTCGTCAACGATCCAGAACTCTTCCGAACCGGGACCAACGAGCTCGAATTCGTGTTGCTGAGACCGAAGAACCGTCCGGGCGCGCTCCTCGTCTCCGGCGGCGAACTCGACGACAGTCTCCCAATCGATATCGGATCCCGGCGTCCAATTGAGAGAATCCCCGGATTCGTCGCCCGGAACGCCGGAGAGGTCGCCGCGAGTCAGGACGCGACGGTCGGCAGTCCCTTTGTATCGCACACGAAGAGTCTCCGGCTCCTCGACCTCTTCGGTTACAGCTTCAGACGGGTCCTCGGGACGCGGACCAGTCTCGGTAATGAGCTTGTCGTCCATCATCAACTCCCACTCGCGGTAATGGTATGACTAGTCCATCGCGTGTAAGCGCGATAGCCGTCGTCGTACAGGTCGTCGCTATCCCCCTCGTAGTCTACCGACAAGACTGCTTCCGTCGGTGACATCCGCACGCCCGCCAAGGAAGGAAGGCGAGTTCGAATCTCAAGGATTGCGTTTACAATTGGAACGTAGTCCGGCTGCCGATTGTACACCCAACATTGCAACCGTACCCTATTGACCCGTCCGATCCCTCTGTTGGTGGTCCCCCAACGGATTACTAGGAATCGCTCTCCGGCCGGTCCATCAACGCTGAAGTTGGGCGAGATCGTGTTCTCGTCAAACCCAAGACCGGTCAGGACAGGCGAAGCTACATAGAGGGCGAACACCGCCTGGCGAAGCGTAGTACTGGCCATTATGGCATCCCTCCCCCGAGCTTTCCGAACAGCTTCCCCAGTAGCCGCATGGTATCCGGCCCAAACTGTTGGATGGTGGGAATGATCACCGCGTACCTACCCGCCCAGCGGACCTCCAGGAAGATACCATAGGGGACACTATGGAATAGCCGGATGGAATGGGACTTTCTCGGCACCCAACCTACTTCGGTGCGGAGTCCGCTGCGCGCGTTGCCGGTCCGGTCCGTCCAAGGCGCCGTTGTCTTCATATGCGATTCGGCCTTAGTGGCCTGATATGACATCACCGCGTGAACGGCTCCATCTACCTTGTCGTCAAGGGTAGACAGGTTCCGGCCCAATGGGTCGGTATCGAAGTCCAACGACATCCTGAACATAGGCTTAGGCACGGCGTACCACCGCCGCCCGTAGCTCGTATTGGTTGGAGGGATAGATCTCGGCGACCTCTAAGGTCCCCGTTCCGTCCACCCAGAAGTCCCAGAGCTCGACGATAACGGCGGGATGTCCCAGCAAGATGAGGTCAACCAGCCGTTCCACACCGTCGCTGGTTTGGACTCTACCCGGGATCGTATTGCGAGCCGTGGATTGGTCTATCAACCGGAGGGTTTGCGGGGCGCGCGGCGTTCCATTGACGAAACGAGTTCCGGACCCATCCTTATGGCGAGTCCTCGGAGTCAATACAATACTGCTTGGGTTAGCCGCTATGAATGCAACCGTATTCGCTATCTGGGCGGCGAGCTCGCCGGGCGCCAACATTAGGGCCTAGCCAGTTTGCGAATCCGGATCCCTGGCCCAAAGCCGTCCGGCGGCTGCGTTGCCGATATCGCGCGTAGGCGCATACCCTCAGCCATGGAGAGGTATTGCTCGTACAGGTCGCCCATCTTCCGGCTGCTGCCGCCCTCAGAGATATCAACGAGTCCGGCTGCGCCAGCTGCCTTCTGCGTCCAGACCTCAAAGGCGGCAGCGTATTCATTCGAGCTGTTGTCAAGAAGCGTAGCCAAAGCCAAATCGGTGTAGGGGGCAGCATCGTTGGGCTCCGCAATCAGCAACCGCAACGCCGCGATCTCTTCGGCCGTAGCCATATCTGCCTCCCAACCGTCCTATCAGGACCGGTGGAGGGACGGGCGTCGGGCGGCACCGTCCCTCCGGATCCGGCTACTCGGCGAAGTAGTCCGTCAGCGCGGTCGCCATCTCGGCAACCGTACCCTTGCTGAGGGCCGCGTCGGGATCCTCACGGTTCACCCGGTCGATCTCCGCCTCCAGCTCTGCCTTCTTCATGGCGTTGAAGTTGGGCGGCGATTCCTCGACCTGTTCGCCCTTCAGCGCGGCGAGCTCGGCCCTCAGCCGTTCGTTCTCCGACTGGAGATTGGCCTGGTCGCCGGGCGTAAGGCCCTGGCCATTGAGCTCGGCCGCCGCCTTCCGCTCAGCCGTTTCGAATTCGACCAACGCATCCGCATCCGGCGGGTACGCGTCGTCAATCCGCGCCTCCAGGGCCATTCCGTGCGCCCCGAGTTGGCGAAGGTAGTGACGGTCCTCGTCGGTGAGGGCTTGGTCCAATGGAACTTGGCGAGACATTCCTTCATCCTCCAAAAGGTTCCGGCCATTAGGTGGAGACCGGAGTCTCCACCCTCAGCTACCGATCAGGCCGACCAAGCGAAGGCGGTCGGAACGGAGTAGGCGCCAGCGGTCACCTTCATGACCGCAGCCTGGCCGCGACGGCCGATGCCCGACCCCATACCCTTGATGAAGTACGAGTCGATCAGCGGGTACGCCGAGTTATTGCCCGGCTTGAGAACCAGACCCTTGAGCGTGGATTGGGAGTGCTCGCGAAGACCGACGATTCCGAGGTTGGTGTTTCGCCCGAGCGAAGCGGCGGCGACCATCCATCCCGACGGAATGTTGCCATTCTCGATGATCAGATACGACCCGTAGGTCCCGACCACGTTCATGCCGGCGAACACGTTCTGGGCCTGACCACCAGCGGCGACCTCCCAGCCAACTGGAAGCAGGAAGCCCGTTCCGGTAGCCGGAATGAAGTCGTAGACCGCCGTCACCGCGTTGTTGTTCACGACGCCGCGTCGGAACGTCTTGATGACGTCCGCCTCGGTCTTGTTGACCAGAATGAGCGGCGTATAACCGTTCTGCTGGTCGTAGCCGTGCTCGGTGATGAGAGTCACCAGGTTGTCGAGGTCCGTGCTGTCCAGAGTTGCGGCGCCGGAAGCGACGTAGTGGGTATGGGTAGCCGGGTTGAAGGTAACCCCGTTGTACGGCGGGATGTACGCGGAGTCGGCATTGTAGAGCGCCGTTACCGTGTACGCCACGTCGTTCAGGTTGGTGGTCCGGTTGGCGCTGTTGAAGATGGCCTTCATGGTCAGCTCGAACTCGAGCCGGTTCTCGGCCTCCATCGCCATCTGGAACACGGCGTCGATCTGCTGAGCGGAGGCGCCTTCCGTGTTACCGTTCCCGGCGAGGAACTGGAAGGTGTAACCCTGCCGCATGTCGTACCACTTGAACGGGAATGCCCTTTGCGCGACGACCGGCGCCGGACGAACCGACATCGGGATGCCGTACTCAGTAGCTTCCTCGAACCGCTCGGTCCCGGCCTGGACGATGTCCTCGATCGCATTGCTCACCGAGAATGACAGCAGGTCCACAAGCGGAGTCCGCTGCGCATTGAACGTCTCGAGGATCGCGTTGAACCCGGCCCAGATCGCGTTGAGGTCCTGGCCATCGCGGGTCCTGACGAGGATATCGCCACTGGTTGCA